TATGGATCAGACAACCCAGACTCGCTTCGAGGTCAGTATTTCGATGGGGTAGTGCTAGATGAGATCGGAGACCAGAACCCTAAGATCTGGAATGAGATCATTCGACCTGCACTAGCAGACCGAAAAGGATTCTGCCTATTTATCGGAACTCCCAAAGGCAACAACCATTTCAAGGAACTGTTCGACAGAGCAAGCCAAGAGCCTGGATGGTCAGCACTACAGTTCAAGGCAAGTGAGACAAATCTCATAGATGAAGATGAACTCTGGGCAGCCCGAAAAGAAATGGGCGATGACAAATACAACCAAGAGTTCGAGTGCTCATTCAATGCAGCAGTAGAGGGTAGCTACTATGGCAAGATCCTCAATGATGTAGAAGAAAAAGGTCGGATGTGCAATATAGATCGAGATGATTTATGTAGAACTTATGTAGCATGGGATCTCGGAATGGGAGACAGCACAGCCCTGTGGGTAGCCCAAGTAACAGGACAAGAGGTAAGACTGCTAGACTATGTAGAGAATCATGGTCAAGGACTCGATTGGTATGTCAATTGGTTAAAAGAGTTCCGATGGGAAAAAGCAGAGCAATTACTGCCTCATGATGTGGAAGTAAGAGAGCTAGGCACAGGCAAGAGCAGATTGGAAGTATTGAGAGAATCAGGACTAGATGTCAGGGTTCTGCCAAGACTTTCTGTAGATGATGGCATACAAGCAGTTCGTAGACTACTACCTAGATGTTGGTTTAATATGCCAAAGGTCAAGCAAGGATTAGATTGTCTTAGGAACTCCAGGCGAGAATATGATGAGAAGCGGTCTGTATTCTTTGACAAACCTTTGCATGATTGGGCATCACATGGTTCAGATGCCTTTCGATATTTGGCAATCGGTATGGAACAAAACAGCACTTGGGATCAGCCGATTCCATTAAAGACAAGTTGGATTGTATGAACCTCTACAAAACACCAAAACAAGCAAAAGAAAATGGGCATAGATTCTATTTTTCTGGGATACCTTGCAAAAATGGAAATGTAGACAAAAGATACATAAATGGTAATTGTTGTTGCAAGCCATGCAAACAAAATAGAAATAAATATGTTTCTGGATGGATAGAAAAAAACCCTGAGAAACAAAAAAGCATTAGAAGCAAAAATTACTTAAAACATAAAAACATCATTAACCAAAAGAACAATGATTGGAAAAAGAATAATTTGTCTAAAGTTGCTGTTTACAATGCAAAAAGACATTCTGCTAAATTAAACTCTGTTCCTAGTTGGTATGGCGAATTAGATGAATTAGTAATGCAAGAGGCATATGATTTAAGTAATTTAAGAAACAAAATGCTTGGATTTGAATGGAATGTAGATCATATGTATCCATTGCAAGCTAAAACTGTGTGCGGTTTACATTGTGGTGCAAACATACAAGTAATTCCAAAAACTTTGAATATGCAGAAAAGAAATAGTCTGATGTTTACAGATTATTATGAATGGATACAAAAGGCATAAAATGGATGAACAGAAACTAAAAGTCATTGTCGAAGCGGAAATAGAAGATTCTATTGGCTATGTAGAGACTGAGACAGTCGAGCAGAGAACCAAGGCTATCAACTACTACAACCGATATGAGTATGGCAATGAAGTAGAAGGTCGTAGCAAGATTGTTACAGGCGAAGTAGCCGAAGTGGTCGATGGTGCATTGCCACAGCTTATGCGAATCTTTGCTGGCTCAGATGAGTTGGGTCGGTTCGAGCCTCGGATGCCAGGCGATGAGGAGATGGCTAAACAAGCCACAGAACTCACAAACTATGTATTCTTTAATGACAATGATGGAGTCATCATTCTCCATGATTGGTTCAAGGATGCACTTCTACAAAAGAATGGTATTGTCAAATACTGGTGGGAAGAAGCAGAAGAACCAACCAAAGAAGAATACAAAGGTCTCAATGCAGAAGAACTAACACTTCTGTTTGCTGATGGCGAAATGGAATTAGTCAGCCAAGAGACAGAGGAGATTGCACCTGCATCAGTAGATCCAATGGGTATGCCAATTCCTGCTGTGCTTTCCTACAATGTCGTAGTCCGCAAGAAGAAAGAAGTTGGCAAAGTCTGTGTAATGAATGTGCCACCAGAAGAGTTCTTGATCGCCAAGCGAGACAAGAAGATTAGTAATGCTCGATTTGTAGCCCATCGGACAGTTAAGACAAGATCAGATTTAGTGGCTCTAGGATATGACCAATCTCTTGTAGACAAACTACCAGCCTACAATGACCTGACATATACCCCTGAGAGAGTGGCTCGATTTACTCAGGGCGAGATGCCAGATGAGACACAGACATTAGACTTTACGATGCAAGAAGTAGAAGTCTTTGAATGTTATATCCGAACCGATTTTGATGGTGATGGTATTGCAGAACTCCGCAAGGTAACCTATGCAGGAGACCAGATTATCGACAATGAGGAATGCGACCACATTCCCTTTGCTAGTATCTGCCCAATCCCAATGCCACATAAGTTCTTTGGTCAGAGCCTTGCAGACCGAGCAATGGACATCCAGCTCATCAAGTCTACAATTACTCGCCAAATCCTAGACAACCTGTATTTGACCAATATGCCTAGGGTTACAGCCCTAGATGGTCAAGTAAACCTAGATGACCTATTGACCTCTGCTCCTGGTGGAGTACTTCGAGTCAAGTCGAGTGGTGCAGTTCAGCCAATGGTAGTGCCTGCTACCGCAGCACAGTCTTTCCCAATGCTTGACTATATGGATCAGGTATTGCAGAAGCGGTCAGGAGTTACTTCTACAAGCCAAGGTATTGATCCGAACATTCTACAAAACACCACAGCAACAGCGATTGCAGCAATGCAACAAGCTGGCTCAGGTCGGATTGAGATGATTGCTAGGATCTTTGCCGATACAGGTGTTAAAGACCTGTTTGGTGGTATTTTCCAACTCTTGCTCAAATATCAGGACAAGCCAAGGGTCATCCGACTCCGAGGCAAGTATGTCTCAATTGATCCGAGAGAGTGGAAGAATAACTACGATGTAACAGTCAATGTCGGTCTAGGCACAGGTAGCCAAGATCAAAAGATGGCAATGGCAGCGATGGTGATGCAAAAACAAGAGCAAATCTTGTCATCCCAAGGCTTTGCTAATCCGCTAGTATCTGTGGGTCAGTATCGCAACACACTCGGTAAGTTTATCGAGGCAGCAGGATACAAAGACTCGATGGAGTTCTTCAAAGAGATTCCACCAGAGCTAGACCAAATGTTGTCTCAGCCACAGCCACCACAGGCAATGCCAAATCCTGCTATGGATGCTCTTATGGCACAGACCCAAGCACAGATCGAAGTAGACCGAGCCAAGGCACTCAATGACATTGAGATTGCCAAGGCAAAGGCACAAGCACAGATTCAGCTTGAAAGAGAGAAAGCTGCTGCAAACTTAGAACTAAAGACAGCAGAATTCCAAGCAGAAGCTCAGTTGAAAGCAGCTCAAGTAGGAGCTAAACTTACAGGAGATGTCAGGATTCCTGGATGAACCCAAGCGATAGAGCAAAAAATTTACTAATAGACGATTTCTTTACTAAGCTCCTAGAAGCTCAGAAAGATGTCTATAAGTCTTACATATTTGGTTCGGCAGACCATGATGTAGAAGGCAGAGAAAGAGCCTTAGTCAAACTGCGAGCCATAGAAGAATTTGAAGCATCTATTCGATCAATCGCCCAAAATGACGAAATCGAAAAGAAGCGATTTAAGGTTTTTTAACCAACCATAGAGGTAGAAAATGAGTGAGAACACCAACCCACAAGGGAGTGTCGATACATCTGTTAGAGGTGCAGCTAATGCATTTATGTCTTTTCTTGAACCACAAGCGGAGGAGGCGCAAGCCCAACCAGAAACTAGGCAGGAACAAGAGGTAGAGGAATACTCTGCCCAAGATTCCGAGTCCGAGGAGCAAGATGTAAGTGCAGAAGAAGCTGAAGAGCAAGAAGAAGAAGTAGAGGAACTTCCTCGTTACCGAGTTAAAGTCTCTGGTGAAGAAGTTGAAGTTACCCTCGATGAGCTTCTAAATGGCTACAGTAGGACTGCTGACTATCAGAAGAAAACCCAATCTTTAGCGGAACAACGCAAGGCTGTAGAAGCCGAAAGAGTAAAGATTGAGGAAGCAGCAAAGACTAGAGAAACCTACGCTCAGCGACTCCAAGTCATTGAGCAATTGCTACAACAGCAAGACAAAGGAGAAGATCCGTCCTCTTTGAAGGCAGAAGATCCTATTGCTTATGCAGTTGCAATGGCAGAGAAAGTAGAGAGGGAGAAACAGTTACAGGCGGTGCTAGCAGAGAGGCAACGAGTTCAACAAGAACAGATGGCTCATCAGCAAGCACAGTTGCAAAAGCACATCCAAGGCGAACAGGCAAAGCTCATGGAAGCAATCCCTGAGTTCAAGGATGATGTAAATGCAGAAGTAGTCCGCAGAGACATTCGCAATTATGCGAAGTCAATCGGATTTACTGACCAAGAACTTTCTCAGGTTTATGACAGTCGTGCTGTATTAGCCCTCTATAAAGCAGCACAGTATGATAAGTTGATGGCAAATAAAGGCGCAGCCACCAAAAAGGTAGCTATCGCACCAAAGACTATCAGACCAGGAACATCTAATCCGCAGAGTTCTGAGAATGAAGCAGTAAAAAAAGAGAGAGCTCGCCTGCGCCAATCTGGCAATAAAAAGGATGCAGCTCGATTATTTGAACGATTCTTATAAAAGGAAATAAAAATGGCAGCATATGATCGCTATACAGCAATCGGTGCTCGGGAAGATTTAACCGATGTTATCTATGACATCAGCCCTACCGACACCCCAATTATGTCCTCTATCGGTAAAACAAAAGCTACTTCTGTCTACCATGAGTGGCAAACCGATGCACTCGCAGCAGCAACTACAGCTAATGCTTTAGTTGAAGGTGCAAGCGCAACAGAAGCAACAATCAGCCCAACAACTCGCCTTGGTAACTATACACAGATCGTAGGTAAGACTGTTATGGTTTCTGGCACTCTCTTGGCTTCTGACCTTGCTGGTCGTAAGTCTGAGATGGCTTACCAATTGGCTAAAGCCTCGGCTGAAATCAAGCGCGACATTGAAACCATCATTTCGGCTAACCAAGGTCGTTCTGCTGGTAACTCGTCTACCGCTCGTAAGATGGGTGCTCTGCTGTCTTG